AGGCATACTATGGACAAAATGCAGAAACTCTAGCTGCTACAAAGGCTAGATCACAGCAACAACAAGAAGCTATGGCACAACAAATGGCTGATAACCTGCAAAGATTGCGTTCAACAGCTGCAGAAAGGTCTTCTGGAACAGCCGGACCTATCAACATACAAACGGGTCCTGTTTTGCAACAGGACGGTAAAAAGTACGTCACCTTAGAAGATATGGAATCGGCAATCCAGTCGATGGCAAGCACGATGTATAGCAGCAACCGCGCCGCTGGCACGCGCCGTTACACCGGAGTCCGCTGATGACTAGCCGCAGTCAAGCGTTTTATCTCCGCGTCTTCTCTGGCGCAACAGACTACCAACGCTGGCAGTCGTACTACGTCAATCAAACCGTCACGCTATCCAGCAAAACCTGGAACTATCACCCATTTACGGTTGATGCTTTTACTGGCGGAAGCACTCCCGGCGAGCGTTTCACTCTCCAAGTTCCCGCCACAAACGAAGCAGTCGAAACCTTCACCTACGCACTGGGCCTGAACTGGCTCTGCGAGGTCAAAATGTATGAGTTCAACACGCTGGCTTCGCAGACAACGCCTTCGGGCAGCCAGGTGCTGATTGCTTCTGTCTTTGGCGAGGTCGTAGAAGTACGCGGTGGGTTTACATCGCTATCGGTGACCCTAGGATCAGGGCTGGCACCCGTTGGAGCGCAAGCCCCACCTCGAACCTACACCACGGCTCTGGTCGGCACCCCCCTACGGATATGAGTACATTTCAAATCACAGAGCCGCTTTTTGTATCTCGCGCCCAGAGCGAGGCAATCAGCACACCGCTGCAAGACGAGGCCGCAGCTGGCGCAACAGCACTCGATTCCGAACAGCAAGCCGTTGTTTTAGGCGAGCCAATCCCTATCGTATTTTGCCGCCGCGTTGATAATTTAGGTGGCGTACTTGTTAGCCCAAAAGCCACAGAAGCTGCATACAGCAATAACGCAGTCACCAATACGCTGACTGTCAATTTAGAGCTGGTACTTAGCGAAGGACAGCTTCCCCTTGTTCAAATCCGCGATGTGTTCCAGCGTGCTTGCCGCGTTGGTACATGGGCGCAAGCGTATGACGCCCGCGCAGGCAGCTGGAACCCCGGAAACAGCGTAACCGTTGTCGCTGGAACAACGCCCTGGAACTGCCCCTATTACTGCGGCACCAGTGGAAGTTACGACAACATGACCACACTGAGCTATACAAATACTCACTTAGACGGTGACGATACCTGGAATAAACAGGTACACGTTTTCGTGCGTAGCGGGATGCAAGTAACCCGCATCATCGATAGTGTTGTTGGTTCTAGCAACAACTTCGTTGATCTTGCGCTTTATCTGATCACTGGGACCAATCGCGTACCTAGCACGCTGATTGATTCCGCGGCAATGCTGGTCGCTGCTCAATTTACAAATACAAACGGGCTACTATTTAACGGCATTGTTCAAACTTCCACAAACCTTGAAGAGTGGTTATACAACACTAGCGCCGGCTTCCTGTTGCGCTTTTGTGATCGCGCCGGCAAAAAGATTCTCAAAGCACGCTTACCAATCAACAACGACTACACAATAAAAACAACAGCGATCACTGCCGAGTACAAATTCACCGAAAACGACCTGCTGCCTAACGGCTTCGAGATTGATTACATCCCCCTAGAGCAACGCCTACCTGCTTGCATCGTTGTGCTGTGGCGCCAACAACCAGATGACGACATCGGCATTATTCGCACCACCGAAGTTCGTTTTAACGGCGAAGCGTTGACTGGTCCTTACGAACAGTACGACCTAAGCGAATATTGTGCTTCCGAGAACCACGCCGTCAAGGTTGGCACGTATTACGCCGCCCGCCGCAAGTACATCACCCACAGCCTGCGCATCCAAGTTCGCCCCGGAGCCTTCAACAGCACCTTGGAGCTTGGCGACATTGTGCGTGTTCAGCTGGCGCGCGAAACAGACGTCACCGACTACGCAATCCACGATTTCTACTACGAAGTCGACCGCATCAGCAAAGCAACCAGCGGCGTGGTCACACTGGATCTCACCCATTTTCCAATTGACGAACAAAACCGCAGCCTTGTCGCACTGAAAGTAGCCGAAGCCGTTGGAGCTGGTTACACCATGCCTACCGGCCGCACAGACTTTTCCTGCGATCTCGCAGGTCGCCGCACAGATACCTCAACGATCCCAAACACGCCAGATCCAGATCCGCCGGTTTTGCCAGATCCAGATAACTTCGAGTACACCGTACCAACACCAACAATCACAAGCGACACATCGCCAGTTACGTTCGGACCAGATAACGCAACGATTCCGGGAGGTCGGAACTTCCTTGTGGGGCAGCGCGGTGGCAGCTCTCCCTCCGGTGACACTTCCAATCCGGAAGATCCCATCGACGAAACCCCTCCAGACATCACAGGATTTTCTGGCACTGGTCCGTTTGGCAACGTGGATCGTCCTGCTGTCGGCGACACACTGCAAACCGCTCCAGCATGTAGTGACGCAAAAGTTGTCTGGTATAAGCGCCAGAAAGATGGTGGAGAGCGCATCAAGATCAAGGAAGAGCAGATTACCGGCTCCGGCTCAGGCAGTTTGTCAATCACTACAAGCGAAATCGACTACATCATCGAAGCAGACACGCAGTGCCCAGGAAGCGGTCCCCAGACAAGCACCACACTGTCTGTTACGCCGAACACCAACTCCTTTAACTACATCCGCTGGACTGGAACGATTACAACGCCTAACTCTTCTCAGTCATATACAAGCGGCTGGATAGGCAGAGGAGGTCCTTTGACTATCGGTCATATGTGGCAAGACACAATCGATGGTTACATTGCAATCGGACCCGTACACTATGACGCCACAGAGGTAGCAAATCCTCAGGATTACGTCTGGACTGGCCCGGAAATTGGTAGTCCGTATATTGAATGGCGATCAAAAGTAACGGCAACGTGCAACAGCCTTTCCGTACCTACTAACAGGTTTAAGGTTTTAGGCGGTCTTGCTCAAAATGGGTATGCAGTACCTCCTTTTGTTGGTGGAGACATGCCCTACGTACAAATGAACAGTGGTGGAGCAGCTGATTTAGGGGATGAGTACAGCATCTCAGGTCGTTGGGAATTTAGTAACGATCAAGTTGCTGTGCTTCAGACTTGGGAAGGCTTTACAGACGAGGACATCTGATATGGCTACCTTTCCAGCACTGAACCCCCAATCACGTACCTACACACCCGGTTCGGCGCCGTCAACACCACTTGGAGCGCTTGACGGCGACGAGTTGATGGTACGCCACGCCAATGTAGAAGCGGGTTACTTCTTGCGTTTAGGTTTCACTGGCTTGACGCAAGCACAGCATTTTGCGATTACATCGCACTACATGCTGCACGGTCGATTCGACCCATTCGACCTAGACGCCGAAACACTAAAAGGATCGGGGCTGACCTTCCCAACTGGCTACAACTGGATTTACGCCAAAGCCCCTGATACAACGTATGCACCAGGTGTGATCTCCGTTAGCGTTGAGCTGGAGCTGGTGGCGCCGTACACACTATGACCGTCTTTCCAACACTGGTTCCAAATGAAATCGGCTTTGACATGGGTCAAGCCAACATCAGCGAGGTGTCTACATTCGCTGGTCCAGTCCGCTTTCGCCACAGCAAAAAAGTCAACAACCAGACACTAAACCTTACCTACAGAGGTTTAAGTCAAACACAAGTTGCAACCCTGCGGCAGCACTACTACGACAATCAGGCAGCACTTAGTTACTTCGAGGTCCCCGCAGACATCTGGGGCGGTCTAACAGTTGTCTCTCCAAGCTCTTTGTATCGGTACGCTTCCGCACCAGAAGAAGAACACGCGGGACTTTACTACAACGTCTCATTCAGCCTGCGTGTTATTGATGGCGTCAGTTTGTCGTACATCTTGGACTGCCAGACTGCCACACCAATCGAGTCTGTAGCTTTTACATCCTTTGCTTTTACCGGCTACACGCCTTTTATTTTGAACTGTGCCAGCGCTAGTGTTACAGCTACGCTTGTTTTACAAGGCGGAGGCGCAAGCCAGTGACCACTCCAACCACAGTTCAAGTACGTCTGCAGATCCGGGCTGACACGGCTGCAAACTGGACATCGGTAAACCCGATTCTGCTGACCAACGAACTGGGACTGGAGTCTGACACTAAGAAGTTCAAGATCGGCAACGGTACCTCCGCCTGGGTAGACCTTGCCTACTTCCCATCCATCGTGTCCGGCGGCACGGTGCTGGGAAACCTTGAGATTGGCACCACTGGCACGCTGACGTTTGAGGGCAGCACCGCCAACGGCTTTGAAACCACGCTCGGCGTGGTGGATCCCACAGCAGATCGCACCATCCTGCTGCCCAATCAGAGTGGCACTGTGGTGGTCGGCGGAAACGCCAGCATTACAGACGCCGACATTGCTGCTAACGCTGAGATTGCCGTCAGCAAACTGGCCGATGGCGCAGCCCGCCAACTGCTGCAAACCGATGCAGCTGGCACAGGCGTTGAATGGACAAGCAACATCGACATCCCTGGAACGCTCGACGTCACTGGGGCAGCAACATTTGACGGTGCCGTCACAGTTGCAGGTGATCTGACCGTCAACGGAACCACGACCACCATCAGCACTCAAAACTTGCTGGTGGAAGACAAGAACATCATCCTGGGTGATGTTGCAACACCGACTGATGTAACTGCAGACGGCGGTGGCATCACGCTGAAAGGCGCTACCGACAAGACGATTAACTGGGTCGATGCCACCGATGCGTGGACCAGCAGCGAACGTTTTAGTGTGCCGCTGGGTAGTGCTGCGGCACCATCGCTGACATTTACCGGCGATCCTAATACCGGCATTTATTCACCCGGCGCAGACCAAGTAGCCATCTCGACTAATGGCACTGGGAGGCTGTTTGTTGATAGCAACGGGAATGTTGGCATCAACACAGCAAACACCATTGCACCAGGAGGATTCGGTTATGCAAGAGAATTTGCTTTAACTGGCGCAACATCAGGTGATTCCGCCGTTTCGCTAAACATAAGAGGTTCTAGAACTGTTGCCGGGGGATTTGTCGACATTAACTTCTGGCATCAAAGCACATCTAATCGCGCTTACATCCAGGCTCGTCGCGGCTCTAGTGATAGTGCCATTGATCTGGACTTTATTACAAGTGGCGGCGCTGGGATGCGCCTGGACTCCAGTGGCCGCTTAGGTCTGGGGACTAGTAGCCCTAATAATCGTCTACACGTCTCTGACACAAGCAGCACGTCGGCAACATTTGAGCGTACGGGTACAACCGGCGCTTTTATCGCGCTTAAAGACTCGGCTACTCAAACGTTCATTGGCAACACAAACGGCGTATTTTCAATTCAGACGCCAGGCAGTAGCTACTCCGACAAACTTGTTGTCACCTCAACAGGGCTTGTAGGGATTGGCACTACTTCGCCTAACGAAAGGGTAGACGCAGGAAGTGGGAATTTTGTCACATCTGGAAACTACATTTGTAGCTCTAGTGGCAGGCTAAGACTGCGCAATAGCAATAATAATAACTACTCTGAAATTTATAACCCTGAGACAGGTTCTGGTGCTGGTATTGCTTTTAACTATGGAGGCGGAGAAGCGGTCCGCATCGACAGCTCCGGCAGATTGTTAGTTGGCACGTCTTCTGCGCGTAGCAACTTCTACAACAGTTCTTTCAGTGCTGCATTGCAGCTTGAAGGCACTGATGCAAATCGACGCCTTTCTATTACTGGTGCAGACGAAGCTGGCGTTGTTATCCTTGCGCGTCAGAAAAGCGGTTCGACAGGTGGCAATACAATTCTTGCTAATGGTGACACCATAGGCGTTTTCACCTTTCAGGGAAATGATGGATCAGAATTTGTAGAAGCCGCAACCATTATCGCCCAAGTAGACGGCACCCCCGGCGCTAACGACATGCCGGGTAGGTTAGTGTTCTCCACTACCGCCGACGGAGCGAGCAGTCCGACGGAGCGGATGAGGATTACAAGTGGCGGAAATGTTGCCTGCGGAGTAGGCGCAGACACAACAGTCCGTTTGCACGCAATGGTTGCTAGCGGGTCCGACAGAGACATCATCAGAGGCAGTGTTGATGGTGTTACCAATGGTTTAATGGTGGGTTGGGCCAATAGCAGCTCTACTTTATCCGTCAAATTCGCAAGCATTCCCACGACAGCATCTGCAGCAAACGCTTTCCTTGATGACACTGATAGCAATCGTCTTTATAGGTCAACATCCTCTATTAGGTATAAGACCGATGTCGAAGACATTGATCAATCACGGGCCGATGCCGTCTTAAATCTTCGTCCAGTATGGTACCGCTCAAAAGGCATTAACGACAGAAGCGACTGGTCGTGGTATGGGCTAATTGCTGAGGAAGTTGCTGAAATTGAGCCTCGACTTGTTCACTGGAGCTATTTAGAGGAGGACTACGAGATTGAGAAAACTAACGAAGGGATCCAAAAAACTCTAAAAGCGGGCGCTAAGTTGGCGCCGGATGGTGTTCAGTACGAGCGTCTGACAGTGTTACTACTTGACGTAGTAAAACGTCAGAACGCGCGCATCGAAACACTGGAAGCCAAAGTTGTTGCCCTTGAGGGCGTCTAGACCTACTCACTGCGAGGCGTGGCTCGACTATCTGGAATCTCCGGATGGTTGGGTTCGGCATTAAAAAGCGGCAGGATATCACCCCCGCCGCTCTTGCAACTGGATCTCACTCCAGCCGCTTTGCTGCTTTCTGGTCAGCCGCAGCACTGTAGCACATGGTATGGTGGGCGGGCAGGCGTGCGTCAACACCCTGCCCCTGGCCACAGTTCCCTAGAAACCATGACCCAAGAAGAATACCCATTCAGCGTCGCGGCGGTAAACCCATACACGGGTAGCAGCATTGTCCTCCGTGGATCAACGGAAGAAGTGATCCGTGTTGACCAAGAAGGCTTCCACTACAACGGTCAGTTCATTGCTGATGCCGGTGAAGCGCATCGCTTGCTGGTCGAGTTTCTGAAGAAGCACACCGCCTAGTCATTACCACTAATCACCCATGACACAACAACATCCCATCACCCCACCGCCAGAGCTTGTGCGTCACTGGTCACGGTTCCAAGGCGACACAGACCCAGAAGCATTGTGGTTCCGCATCGCCAATG